AGAGGAGGTAGGTGTAAGAGAAACGGCTAGAAGGTTTGGTAAAGAGAGAAAAACTATTAGAAATGTTTTACATCGATTTCGTAAAGATTTAATTAAAGATATTAATGTTAAAGGAGAAGAGACTTCAGCTAAAAAATCTAAAATTAAAGCTAAAGAGAATATAAAAATTGCTGAAACAAAAGCAGGACCTAAAACTACGAAACAGACTAAAGAGGTTATATCTCAAATTGTAGAATATAATAACCCCTATAAAAAAATGTCTGCAAAGAATCTTGCAAAAGATAAAAATTTTTTAAAACGTCTTCGTATGCATATTGATGTAAACACGGGTGCGATTACTTATGATGGATACACAAAAGCTAGACCGGTAAAAGGAAAAGTATTTACTGATTTAGAATTAGCCGACCACGCTATAAAAAAAGCAAAACAAGGTCAGTTATTTACGGATGATCATATTATTCCTAAATCTTTAAAAAAACAAAATGTAGGTTATCCAATTAATTTTCAACCAGCCACTTATATAGAAAACTCTAATTTTGATAACGCTAGAAAGTATGTATTAAATAACCCTAAAGGCGACACATCAGCTATTGATAAGTATCTAACAAAAAATAACCAAACTTTAAGATTTCCTGATCAAAAGATTAAACTGGGCTACAAGGGACCGATTGTTTTTGATTCAACAACAGGTAGTCATACACTTATTAATAAACCGGGAAAACCATCAATGCTTAAAAATATTTTTAAAGGAACTTTACCTGTATTAAAAGCAGCTAAACCTGTATTAAAATCTCTCCCTGTGATTGGAACGGGCATAGGTTTGTATGATGTAAATAAAGCTGTGGAAGCGGGTATAACACATCCAAGTGATTTACTTGCAGCTTACAACGTTTCAGCTGATGTAGCAGCTAAAAACAAAGCTATGAGAGAAGATGAGTCAGGACAATTATTACTAGAAGAAATATCTAGATTGCCAGCGATTGATAATCCTTTTGCGGCGGCATCAGGCGGAAGAGTTCCTTTACAAAAGGGCGGCGGTGCGTTGAGCCGTTGGCTTAATAAGCCTACAGTTAAAAATACTATAGCAGCCGAGTTAGGATTAATGGGTCTTTTAGAATTATATAGTCTTTTAGGAATGCCTATTATGGCAGAAGGTGGAAGAGTAGGATATGAAGGTGGTGGAATAACTACCCTTCATCCACGAAGACCTGAAGCATTACCACCAAAATCAGGACCGATGCCTCAAGGAGGAGGCTTGTCTTCTATGTTTAATCGTGCTAGAGAATGGTAGGAGTTTAAATGGCAGATAATCGAATAGATAAAGGACTCCCGAACATGACACCTGACGATTTGGTTGATCCTAAAAAAGGGATCACTGAGGTCGATGTTACGGAGGAACAAGTTAAAGGTCCAATAGAAGTTACACCTGAACCAGATGGCGGGGCTACAATTGATTTTGACCCAAGCGCCAATTTAAATATTCCGGGAACGGAAAGTCACTTCGACAATTTAGCAGAATTACTACCTGATGATATTTTAGATCCTGTTGGATTAAAATTAGCAGGAGATTACCAAGATTATAAATCTTCTAGAAAAGACTGGGAACAAGCTTATGTGACTGGTCTAGATTTATTAGGTTTCAAATATGAAAACCGAACACAACCTTTCCAAGGTGCAAGTGGTGCAACTCACCCTGTTCTTGCAGAAGCGGTTACACAGTTTCAAGCGCAAGCTTACAAAGAATTATTACCAGCCGATGGGCCGGTAAGAACCCAAGTGATTGGTGCATCCAATCCTCAAAGGATGCAACAAGCACAACGGGTAAAAGAATTTATGAACTATCAGCTCATAGATCAGATGAAAGAATATGAACCTGAATTTGATTCAATGTTATTTCATTTACCATTAGCCGGCTCTACATTTAAAAAAGTTTATTACGATGAATTATTAGGCAGAGCTGTTTCTAAATTTGTACCAGCAGATGATTTAGTTGTGCCATACACAGCAACATCTCTCGATGATGCAGAAGCTGTTATTCATATAATTAAAACTTCAGAAAATGATTTAAGAAAACAACAAGTTTCAGGATTTTACAGAGACATAGAATTAACTCCTCCAGGAATGCCTCCACAAGATAAAGTGGAAGATGCTGAAAGAAAACTGGAAGGAACTACAAGAACCTCTAGAAATGAACAAATGTACACTCTACTTGAGTGTCATGTAAATTTAGATCTAGAAGGTTTTGAAGACCAGAATCCTCAGACGGGTGAACCGTCAGGAATAAAATTACCTTATGTCGTTACAATCGAACAAGGTAGTCAAAAGGTTCTTTCGATAAGAAGGAACTTTGCGCCCAATGATCCATTGAAGAAAAAAATCCAATACTTTGTCCACTTCAAATTTCTGCCAGGACTAGGATTTTACGGATTTGGACTCATTCATATGATTGGCGGGTTGAGCAGAACTGCAACGGCTGCTCTCCGCCAATTGTTAGATGCAGGGACACTTTCTAATTTACCAGCTGGATTTAAACAGAGAGGAGTACGTGTACAAGACGATGCTCAATCTATTCAGCCAGGTGAATGGAGAGATGTTGACGCACCGGGTGGAAGCTTAAAAGAATCATTTTTTAATTTACCATACAAAGAACCATCAGCGACTTTATTACAATTGATGGGTATTGTGGTTCAAGCAGGACAAAGATTTGCAGCTATTGCCGATATGCAAGTGGGTGAAGGAAATCAACAAGCTGCTGTAGGAACAACTATTGCTCTTCTTGAAAGAGGATCTAGAGTGATGAGTGCTATACACAAAAGATTGTATGTAGCGATGAAACAAGAATTCAAATTATTAGCGGAAGTTTTTAAAACTTATCTACCACCTGAATATCCATACGATGTAGTAGGGGCTTCAAGATTAGTTAAACAAAAAGATTTTGATGACAGAGTAGATGTATTACCGGTAGCAGATCCAAACATCTTTTCTATGTCTCAAAGAATTAGTATGGCTCAAACTGAATTACAGTTAGCTATGTCTAATCCTCAAATGCATAATTTATATATGGCTTATAGAAAAATGTACGAAGCGATAGGAGTTAAGAATATTGATCAAGTATTACCACCTCCTCCACCACCATTACCAAAAGATCCCGCGATTGAAAATATTGATGCATTAGCTCAGAAACCATTTAATGCATTTCCAGGCCAAGATCACCAAGCTCATATCACTTCACACTTAAATTTCATGGCAACTAATATGGTTAGAAATAATCCGCCAGTGATGGCAGCTTTACAGAAGAACTGTTTAGAACACATTAGCTTAATGGCTCAAGAACAAGTTCAATTAGAGTTTAGAGAAGAAATGCAAATGTTACCTCAGCTTCAACAACAATCTATGGGTAATCCTCAAGCTCAACAGAAGTTTCAACAAATCTCTCAAATGATAGAGGCTAGAAAAGCGGTATTGATTGCAGAGATGACTGAAGAATTTATGAAGGAAGAGAAAGCAATCACATCTCAATTCGATCATGATCCTCTACTTAAACTTAAAGCTAGAGAAGTGGATTTAAGAGCTATGGAGAACCAAAGAAAAGAAATGGAAACTGAAGCTAGAATTAATCTAGATAAAGCTAAGTTGGTTCAAAATAGAGATATAACGGATGACAAATTAGAGCAAAATGAAGAATTAGCAGAACTTAGAGCAGACACTGCAATGGCTAAAACAGAGATGACTACTGCAGCTAAGCTCTATTCGGACCAAATGAAAAGGAAAGACGTTAAGACCTTGAAAGGTCCTAAAAGGTAGTCTATAACAAGGAGTAATTATGACTAAAATAGAAAAAGCAAGCAAAGACACAGTTGGTAGAAAAGGAAATGTTTCCTTAAACAAAACCGACCCTGTTGCTGTGCCTCCTCAAAACTTACACATCGATCCAAAAGGTGCGTCAAGCTTTAGAGGAAAAGGCGTTTATATCGCTCAAGGTGATACGAACGAAATTAAAGGCACTAAGCGAATGCTTAAGGATAAAAAGAAAACCGCAACTTGGTATTAGGAAATTTTGCGCGCGTCGCGCGTATATCCTATATTTTAAAGGAATAATATGGCTTGGTTCGGATTAGCAAAAATGGCTCTTCAAGCGGGAGCTAAAATATACTCAAACAGACAAAGAGCAAAAGTTGCTATGTCTGATGCACAGCTTTTACATGCTGAGCGACAAGCTCGCGGTGAGGAAGCTTACCAGGGCAAACTTTTAGAAGCCCGTCAAAACGACTACAAGGACGAATTCGTTCTTGTGATTATTTCGGCGCCCATCATTGTGTTAATGTGGGCAGTGATGTCAGACGATCCGGCAGCTATGGAAAAAGTAAAACTATTTTTTGAGTACTTCCAATCACTTCCAAGCTGGTTCACGAATTTATGGATCCTTGTCGTAGCGAGTATTTTTGGTATTAAGGGTACACAGATATTTAGAAATGGTGGGAAGAAATAATGTCAAAAATAGGATTGGGAATAGGAATAGCTAAAAAAGGTTTCGGTAAAGCTTTAAAAAAATTCGGCAAAAAGGCAGACAAATGGGCCAACAAAGAATCTCAAAAAATGTTATCTCAAATTGTAAGAGGACAACATTCCCAGTATGATAAGGTTAAGAGAAATAAAGCTTGGGAAAGAACTAAGGGTATTTTAAAATTATCACCTGCGGCAGGAGCTGGAATAGCTACTGCTGATACGGGTAAGAAGAAAAAATAATGCCTTTCGTATCTGAAAAGCAAAGAAAATACATGCATGCTAATCTTCCCGACATTGCAAAGAGATGGGAAAAAGAGTATAGCAAAGGTGGAAAAGTCTTACCGACAAAGGTTGCAATAGCTACCGGTTGTGGTAAGGTGATGGCCAACCGTAGAAAAAAAACTAAATTCTACACATAAGGAGTAATATGAGAAACGACTTTGGAACAAGACCCTACAAATCCAGATTCCCTTACAAAGCTGGGAAGAAAAAAGGTGGCTCTGTTAAAAAATACAAACAAGGCTACAAAGCAAGAGAAGATGAATCTCTAGGAATGCGTACTGGAAAAGAATCCACTAAGAAACAATCTATGAAAGATCGTAGAGATGAGTCTTATGGAAAATGGGGCAAAAGACCTAATCAAAAAATTAATAAGTAAGGAAACTTATGCCAAATACTAGCAGAATGAATCGTTTAGAAGAACTTGGAAGAGTTGATGCTGAAAAAGCATACACTTCAAAAGGTAAAAGAAATTTAAGAGAAGAAAAATCTAGAATTAGAAAAGAATTAAAAGAAGGTGGACCAGCAAAAGAACGTGGACCAGCAAAACCAACGCATTCTGA